TGCCAAATTAAACCTGTCATATTAAGTCCGCGGGGCTCATCCGCTTTCCATAGGTAGTCGAACACGCCATGAAATTTATACTTGGCAGCAATGTACCTTCATACATAGCAAGGGATACGTCATATCACAATTATGGCATGTATAGCCAAAATATGGTGAAAGGAATTTTATTCCAAAATGTTGGATGGTGCATCGATGATGATGAGCATATGGAGAGCAATCGGAGGAATACATTCCGCATGGATACTGTGTTTGGTCATGAGTGTCAGTACAATAACTAAAACCTTTATCTTGACATTGAATAGTATAAGATATTAGTAGATCTTTATTACGTCTTAGTGGATAACGTTTATGAGTACAATCATATCGTGACCGTGCTGTATGAATTCTGGGCCATAATGCGTGTAATCGTAATAGTTGTGAAGTAACTGGCAACTCGAAGTCCGTAATATAAATGATTGGCATAATGTGTGATTCATGTAGCTTTTCAAACTGCTGCATGATATCAGTAAGATAATTATTTGGTGAAATATACATTTCGACTTGCGCTTGATAGTATATTGAATTTGTGTGTGGATAGAATTTCGGTATGAATCGTTTTTCATCGCTATACGTATAATAGCAGTAGGGTAGAATTGGTTGTGGAATGTCGTATTGATAGATGAAACTCTGATGTAAGCCATAAATCGATTTACAATCGTCGGAAACGTGAAGTATAAAACACAATCCTGCAATCGTAATATTATGATGTTTCTTATGAAGGCGTACGACCTCAAATAATCGACCATAAGTAATATGTGGTGAGAAGATTCTGTGAATACGACCGTAATATAACTGTGCGTATTCGTATGTATTAACAATCTCATGATAATTGTTTTCAACAGTGATGCCTTGATCTAGCTCATGAACATGCCAGTGTTCTGACATGTTAATGCGTGATTTAGCGCGTGGATCGCGAGCAATTTGATCTCGTCCATGAAATGGTAACCGAAGGAATGTATAGTCCTGTTTCCGCAGATGATTGAAACAGCGTATATTATTGTTATGTTGTTGTTGGATTCGTAAAAGTGAATCATATGGTGTCTCTGGTGTTGGATAGCTTAATGGTGGTGGTAATGGTTTGGTATTTGTTGGGATAATACCGGAATACGTTGATAGTAATTTGGCAGTCATAACCATACGTATAATATGATTACTATAATCTTTGATCATTATATAGTAGGGTACAGGCGTTGCTTGTATTGGATATGTAAGATAACTCATCTGAATACCAGATCCTGGTAGGATAAAGCCAATTAACGCATCTGATAGGAATACGCGTCGTATATAATATTCATGGCCTATGTTGCGCTGCCATCCGATATAAGGAACGTTTGAATACACTATGCCAATTGCATGATTATGTGAAAATGCCCGGTGGTACGTGACTACCATGGAACGAAGATCGATCACAACTATATTGAGTTGACTAACGTGTAACAGAGATAAAATGTCGGTTTCATCATAGTTAACGGGGTGATTACTAGTTGCTGGGTGTGGTGTCACGCCTAAGTATTGTAATAAAGGTATGTTAGTAGTTTCATCTTTGACAATGTCTGGGCTAGTTCGGTCGCACATCGTGGTAGTAGGTGGATGAGGTCCAAATAATCGGAGAGGTTTTTGCTCTGTAAGAATGATGCTGAATCTTTCATATTCAAGATGGGTGGTGATGAAACGTGCTTCGCTGCGACTCGCATGTTCATCGTACTGCATGGTTTGTTTTGTAGTTGAACTTTCGGTGTAGTCATCTTGATATCTGTTGACTGCGTGATTTGCTGGTATCTGCGGCGAAGTGGCCTCTTGAGTACTCGGTATCGCAAACCGGCAATCTTCTGAGGTATTAACGACGTGTATGGTGTCAATAAGGGATTTGAACTGACGGGTAAAGGTGGTCCCAGGTGTATAAATTGTTTGTTCCATGGGATATTATTAGTCACAGTGATAAAACTATTATCTGTGTTACAAATAACGGTTGATTTATCGGTTGGAGTTGCGAGAGGTATTAAACGCGGAATGCATAAATCAGTACTGATCGTAGAGGGGTTATGAAATTTGATACACTCTAATAATTGTCGCAAGTTATAAAGTGATTCTTGGAATGTGGTATAGTCTGGATAAAAATCCAAATATGTTGGTACATAGCATTCGTGGATAAGGTTCATAGCGTTAAATTCGATGATCAGGTTTTTCCTAGGAAA